GGAGAATCTCTTTCTTAAACGACCAACAAACTTACTAAATTTAACTTCATCTCTCAATATCTCTGAGGATCTTCCCAGATTGAATCCTCCCTCTCCGTCCATTCTTGATGTGGGTACATTGAGCGACCTATATAATTTCTTTTTGAAGTACTCAATATCCGTGATTTCACCAAGGTTTTGACCTCCAGGAAGAGTAGAAATTTCAGTTCCACGACCTCCTTCCCTTCTAGGCAACCAGAAATCTTCAAGCATTGACATGTACTTTTTGTCATCTCGGATCTCTCCTGTGTCAGCATTGTAGACAAGTTTGTTCCGATATCTCATCATTACGTCACGAAGATATTGCTCTGCCTTAACCTTCGGTAAATTTCCAACATCTATGTAGAAAATCCTGCGCTCTGGAGCACGGGATAATCTATATATGACTAAACTATCCTCAATCATACGCAATTGATTGAGTGATTTGATTGCTTTGTGTAGATATGATAAAGTTGATCCCTTATTTCTATCAACTAATCCAGAAGTGCAGTATGTAATGGAGTCTGGAGCCATTTTAATTGAACCTTTTCCACTACCTCCAGCAGTAGTATTAACTGGATATGTTTGTTTTGGTGTATAAACGTAATATTCTTCTAATTCAGGAAACTCATAATCTTGTGGATTTCCTGTATTTAATCCCGTAATTCCTCTAGTAAACTGATCACCCTTTTTCTTCTTCTCTTGCCTTACATATCTAATTTTCATCGCATCAATATAACGCAACTCTTGTATACCCTCTTGAGGATTTTTTAAATCTATAATTTTATGATAAAAAAGTCTACCATCTACATACCAATTCCTATAGATTTCATGTGCCTTTTTATCAAAATCTAATAAGTCTAATATAAATTTAAAATTTTCTCTAACCTGCTTTTTTATACCATCACTAGCATTTAAATGATCTAAATTAATTTGTACTGGTTGATCATTAGTATCAGAAACCAATGCTTCATTTACAATATCTTCAATCGCACTATCCGCTTCAGGATGAAGCGCCATTTCTCTATATCTTTTTATTAAATCAAATTCTGTTCTATATACGCCTTCTATATCAACATACTGACCAAAAAAACCACTACTCAAATAATGGTCATTCCCGTCCTCCTGGTTAGGGGGAACGGGAGAGACCGCATTTGGAGATAGTGGTTCAGTATCCTCTATCGAGAATCCAAATAACTTAGCCATAATTTATTCTAACTTTATACTATTTAGTTAGGTTTTAACCGTCAGGTTCTGTTGCTGCTCCAGTCAAATTAAGTGACTGAACAGCAAACTCAACAGTAAACTCTTCTATAGTATCACCTGTATCGTAAGATAAGTCAATAGATGAAACATTAACTGGCCAAATACTTTGGAATTCATACTGTTTTAATACAACATTAGAATTTCCATCAGCATTTTCACTATTAATTAGTGATCCTCTACCAAGTTGGAATACTTTAGCATTCTGCATGTAAGAAGATGGATTAGTTGTACCAATATTGGTATCTAAATCAGCAATATGCTGAGTCCAATTTTCAAAAGCATTTCTTAATACGAAATCTTCATCATTAATAACAGTTACTGTCCAATTATCAATTGTTCTGTCACCAGCAACTTTAAAGATTCTTCCTCTAAAAGGAACGTCAATTGATGCTATATTTTGGGCTGGCATCGATGCAGCCTTACACATAAATCTAAAAGTATCTGCTTGCCAGCCTTGAACTCCGTCAGGTAGAGTAGTCATCTCTACCTCGAACAGATTCGGCCTAGCACCGCCACCCGATAAACGGGCTTTAAAATCAGATATGCTTTGATTTGGTCTGGTTTGAGCCATTTGTGGTTATCCTCCTGTAATATTTAGAGATAAAAGTTAAACTCGACCTGCTACTTCTTCAAAGCTAATACCAGTTCTGGTAGCTACGAAGGTTAGGGTGATGTAGTTGATGGACTTCGCAGGCTTCAGGAAGATGTCTGCTCTGAACTCATTATTATCAATAACATCAGGTGTATTGTTTGTAGTGTCACAAACAACGAGGAATCCAAATAATCCTCTCTTTGCCTGAATATCACGTAGATATGGTTCCACAATATTGCGGAAGTTTGCTCTTGTTAACTCATCGTTGAGTTCAAATAGTTGAGCCTGTGCTGCTCTTTGAAGTGCTTGCTCAATTGTAAGGAATAAACGACGAACGTTAATGCGATCAAATGCTGATGCATATCCAAGAGCAGTTTTATCACCAAAGAGTAGGGTTCCAATACCAGGTGTGGTAATGAAGGAGTTAATTCTTTGAGGATATAACTTATCTCTCTGTGCTTTAGATGGGTTATATGCAAGTTTAACTGCATTATTAATAACACCACGTTGCTGACCTGCAGGAGAGAACCAAGGATAAGCAACTATATTTGTGCGAGTCATTAGACCAGCAACGTCTCCATTACATGGAACGTAACGGAATGCATTATTAAATCTATCATACATGTACTTATAACCACTATCGAATACACCATAAGATGATGATGAAAGTGGACTAAAGAAGTTAATTACATTATTGGTTTGAGTTTCAGTATTAGTAACATTAACCACGTTTGCTCTATGTGGACTGATTGTTGCCATACAATCCATTCTTTCTCCAGCAAGTGATAGCAATTGATTTGCTTTTGCTTGAGAATCAGATTCTACTGAACAACCTGGACCCATAATCAAGTAGTCAACTTCAATTTCATCCTTATTGCTAAACAATCTGTAGGATGTCATTAGATCGGCTAATGTAGCCTTCATTCCACCTCTTGTTTCGTTGGCTGGAACTGATCCATAATCTTGACCACCACTTAAGGTGTATGAGATGTTACCTAAAACACTATATGTAACACCTTGTGCATCTAGACCCCATAAACCGTCTCCAGTTGTAACTGCAGTACATGCTGTAGAGAATCCAGAAGCGTTTGGTGTAGTTCCCCAATTAGTATCTTTAGCTTCTGATGGGTTCTTACCTGCGTAGATATTTTCAGAATAAAGAGCAAGATAATCTTTGTAGTATACCTTCTGTGGAGGATTAACTGCAGAAATTGTATCTGCTGCTTTAGATAGATTTAAATGTTTCTCAATAATATTTCCTTTGATTCCAGTTAATCTACCTTCATCATCAACAACTACGATATGCATACCATCGTTCTTACCCTTCCTTTCACTAACAAAATTGCTAGTTGTTGGTTTAGGTGCTAATGTCTTCCAATAAGTGGTTGCATTAGTTAAACCTAATACTTGCTCATCATACCAGTCCTTAATAGATGCTGGAGTATATGCTGCACTAGCAGAGTGTCCTGTAGTAACTCCCGAATTATTCAAGAATTGAACAGCAGATGATGTTGTATATGCTGCTATGCTATTTCCTTCTGCATAGTCAATTGGGAAGTATGATGTTATACCACCAATTGCTGATATTCTATCAGTAATCTTAACATCAATTGTTGAATTGGAGTTGGTTGAGTCTGTGCTTACACCAGTAATAATTCCTTTAAGGAATCCAGTAAATCCACCCGTAGTTCCAATTCCTGGAATAATTGCTCCGTCTATATTGGCAGTAACAGCAAATCCAACAGTAGCACCAGCAAGTGCTAAGTTATTAGTGCTAATACCAATTATCTGGTCTGCTGCGTCATCAATCTGACAAACTTTAACAGTATTTGCCCAAGTTCCTGGGTTCTTTGCTGCGTAACTAAATGTTGCGTCACTTTGATGATTGTTTAGATAATCATCATAGTTGTAAATTTTAAGAACAGAGGTAGAAGCAACACCAACACCTGCGTTTGCGTTGTTGAGGTTGTCACCAGCAGTTCTAACTACCTTAAGAACACCACCATATGAAAGGAATGACGATGCTGTCATCCAATATTCATACTGTGCGTCAGTTCCAATTGGTTTACCAAAAGTATTAACTAAATCTTCTTCTGTAGTAATGTCGATTGCTTCATCGACAGGTCCAATTTCAAACGGTCCAGCAATTGCACCGATATTATCTAATACATTCTCAGCTCTTCCTATGGTTAGGTCAACCTCCCTTACCAGTACTCCAGGAGATAATTGAGGAGTGGCCATGTTGTCGTTCTCCGATGTCTCAGTTTATCTTCAAATATTTATTAAAAAGTTTATTTTCATCGGGGAAACGTGGAGTGAACACTACCAGTCTGGGTATGACCAATCACTAAATGGTTTCTTTTTTCTCTTATCAATTATTCTTCTTACTGTACATATCTTACATTCATAAGAGTAGGATGATGGAACTGCCCCTCTATTTTTTCTTGTTCTGTAAAAACCATCTATGAGATTTTTGATTTCTCCACAAGTTCTACATTTTCTATCTACAAGCAACAAATGTCCTAGTTTAAGTTGCTTGTCAAATTCCATTACCGATATTCCCAGTTGTAAGATTTGTCACCATATTCATCTGCATTCCAAGCAGAAGGAGAAGCAGATGTATCCATTGACCCATTATCTATAAACCATCTATCACCCTCTTTATCAACAAATTGTTCATCATCAGTTCCATCTACAATAAAACCAAATGGAGCCATGTCTTGCTCTAATTGATTCTTCTGCTCTTCATATAATCTCTTCCTTACATCTTGATCTGTAAGTTCTTTAAAGTAATCACTCTGAACTAACCAACCAAATATTACCAAGCACATAGCAAGGTCATCATTACAACCTTCCTCTGCCTCAAATGAATTACTCTTTTGAATAAAGGTAGTTAATTCAGATATAATCTCATAATCTTTGAATATTAATTTATCTGCTTCAATAAGAGACTTTAAATTAAGAGAACCAATCTTCTTAACTGTCTTGGACATCTTAACTCCAAGTTGTGTCTTCTTACCAGAAAACCCTTGACCTACAACTTGACCTGCTCTACCTCTCATAGAACACATCAATAAATTTTCATATTCAAGATCAAAGTTTAGAATGGATGCTACTTGATCACCAATATCATTCACCTCACACATTATAAATGCATTATTATAATTCTTTGCCACCTCCCAAATTACATTAGGGAATATCATAGGTTTAATTTCATTATTCCTATACTTACCTACAATCTTATGGGGAAACTCTGTAATATCTACAACCACAAAAGCAGAGTAATCTTCACTCACTCCTCTTGCTACGTCAACAGTCATTACATAATCATGACCTTCTATAGGTTGCTCATAACAATCATAACCTGCTTTCCTTATAATAGGTGCTTCATAAACAAATGACCTAAGTTTAGATGGTGCAATAAGTGTATCAACAGATCCTAAAAACTCACACTCAAACTCAATCTTAAACTGTTGTTCAGAAGTGTTTGCAATAGTTTGTCTTTTCCATTCAGCATCCCTACCAGGAACCTGAGACCAATGTACATCAGTTGGTACATATTCATTTTTACTTCTTTCTGCATCGTGCCAATACCTATAAAAATGGTTCATACCATGTGGGGTAGAAACCATTATGACTTTAGTTGTTTTACCAGAAGTAATAGTAGGATAAACACTAGAAAAGAAAGCTTCAGCGATGTGATTGGGAACAAAAGCAAATTCATCCAAGAAGAGGATGTTAAAAGACATACCACGAACAGCACTAGCAGAAGTCGAAGCTGCCAAGATTTTACTACCATTTTCCAACTCCATTGAACCTTTGTTCCAAGATATAATACCTTGTTGCATCCACTTAGGTAAATTCTCATAAGCAGTCTGCAATCTTCCCAACAAATCTCTGGCAGTTGCTGCTTTGTTTGCAAGAATACCTACATTCACACTATCGTTAAAAACAATATAGTGTAAAAGATATGATACAGACGTAGTAGACTTACCAGTCTGACGAGGCATCTTACAGATGTTAAATCTATTTTCATGGAAGTTTCTAATTAACTTCTCTTGAAAATCATATGGTTTAAATTGAACAAGTCCCTCATCAAGAGAAACAATCTTCATATAACTTTTTGCAAAATATACAGGATCAGCTGCACATTTCATAAACTCAAGAATCTGTTCCTCAGTAAACTCCTGCTGAACATTTGCTTTTTTTAGATTGGGGTTACCTAAATAAATGTCTTCCATAATCACATCATTTCATACTTACCAAATTTTTTGTCGTGTTCGATAGTTTTTCTTTGTAGTTCTAATATTTTTTCTAAATTCTCTACTTTCTTTTCCAACTCTTTAGTTTTTTTGTCCTCCGATGAGGAGTGGTTCTCCTGGGTCATAGTCCGAAACTTTGTAATTCCAGAGTTTAGCATTAGGATACACTTTTCTCACTTGATCCTGTACTTCTCTGCGTGAAGGGGTTTTAACATGGGGGAAGAACATTTTAAGATTGTAGTCGTTTCCTCTCCATGCCAAATTAACAGATATTATATTTCCTGTCTTAGGTTGCAAACGGATGGCTTCACTTACTCCACCTCCGTTTCCACCGTTGCCATTACCATTAGAGCCGTTTCCATTTCCATTACCATTTCCATTAGAATGACCATTCCCATTTCCATTCTTTCCATTACCATTTTTCTTTTTGTGATCCTCATCTCTCATTAAATAACCACTACGCATCACATGCCACCCTTTAGGAATGGGTTTGCACCGTTTATCTTTATTACAATAATATTCACCTTGAGGACACTTTTTCATTAAAAAGACAAACTCTCTGTATTTATTTATAGTCCTATAACAGTTAGAGGGTCAGTCATAACAGTCGCAACACCTGCATTAGAATCAAATTGAACTCTATTGCTTTCATAATTTAAAGTAGTCATATTACCCAAACTAGTGCCATCACTAGAAATGCCAACTGCTCCTGTACTATTAACGTTGCTGAGAAGTCTAGGCATTTGCTGTCTCCAATACTGAAAGAAGAATCTTTAAAGTGCTATTTGCACCAGCTTCAGCTACAACATAATCACTTGTTTCCAAAACCAATTTACCATCTAAAGGAATATAAGCATCAGCAACAGGAACACTTGCTCCTTTAATAATTTGAGTTGTTGTACCACTTCTTACATGAGACATAGTAACAGTTGTTGCTGCAGCAGCATAATTTGTTATATGTGCGTATAAAATAATACCAGTATATCCTGTTGGTGCAGTATATATTGTTGCACTACTTGTTGTAAGTGTAGCAGTATATGTTTTAAATCTGTTGAGTGCGAGTGCCATATTAACTTAATGCTAGGATAAATGGGGTCATTTCTGAGAACAAACTCTTACTAAAGGCTCTTCCACTAACTGTACCAGTTTCTTGGTTAATTAGCAAATCTTCACCTATTCTAAAGTTACCTGCTTGGTCAGTACTGGTATAAAGAACCTTACCACCATCTAAAGTAACTACTTCATTTACTTGATTAGTAACACCACCTCGTTTTGGAGTAGCAGTAACAATCTGATTACCAGCACCAACATATTCAAATGTATGAGAACTAGCAACAATTCTACTACCTTGTGCAAAGAATGCAGTGGAACCAATTCCTACTTCATTAAGCAAATTGGTAGCAAGTGATAATGTAGTAATTCCAG